TGCTGCTCCAGTTCCGCCAACTGTATAATGAAAGAGAACAAGAATGTAAAATCGTATGGTGAGTTTGTTAATGAGACAGAACAAAAGGTAGTTTACAATACTAACTTTGCCGGAATGGTACAAGGAGCAGTTGGAAGTATTCATGCGCAAGTAATGGCTATAGCTAAAATGATGGCAGATGAAAAAGAAGCTCGTAATCCTCACCGTTATAAAGTTGCAGATAAAACAAGTGGTGTTGAAGAAGTAGATATTACAAGAGCACTAAACTTAATATTTCATAGCGATTGGAAGAATCATTTAAAATCACATCAGGTTCATCAGTGGGCTAAATCATGTATAGATAGAGCAGGAAAACATGATGAACGATCAAATAAAAAGAACCAAAGGGCTCTTAGAACTCAAGGTGGACAGCAGGAAGATAACTACACAATAGACTTGGGCACTCAAGGATTTAGTAGAGACTCGGGTGAAAAATCATAATTTAAAATGAGTGAGGCAGAATTAATAGCAGATATAAACGACGAGATTACATACTCGGGAATGTTACCATATTCTCTTCCTGAGAAAGAATTAAAGCGTATCATACAAATAGATGCTAACTATTTTTATGACAATTGGAGGCATGCGATAGAGTCTAAATATTTATTATTACCAAAGGCATTATTTAAAACCCCTGAATTTAAGAATGGTAGACAAATACTAATGCCCGAATGTGTTCAATTCATGGTTGAATTGAAGGAAGCAAAGGGTGGATCTATATTTGCATCAATAGATAGGGATTTCTCAGAAGGTAAGTTTATGGGATCTGAGATATTTCTTACTCCATTTATGGGAGAGTCAATAATGTATAGAACAATTATGTTTTCATTCTTAGATTTAACAAGAGGTATGATATTAGATACTATTGCATATGATTACAATAAGAACACTAAATTACTAGGAGTAGTAGGAAGAACGCCTAAAGCAGATGCTGTCGCCAAGGTATTTAAAAAGATAGAAATTGATAAATTATTTGAGGATGAACTTTATCAGAGACACGTAAGAGCTCACGCTAAAGTTAGACTTTCACATATGTTACAAACATTTAATTATCAACTTCCAGGAGATGTTAGTTTAAACTATCAAAATATGGTAGCCACTGCGGAAAAAGAGATGGAAGACGTGAAAACAATGATTAAGGGAGAAAATACCACAGACTGGATGTTTCTAGTTCACCAATAAGATTATGGAAAGAAATATAAAGTCATATCAACAGTTTATTAATGAGAATAGAAATAAGAAATGGCTAGATGATGTTACCGATAACCGAGGACACATTAATAAGATTATGACTGCTGACACGGTCAGGATAAAGACATTAGAATTCATATATAAATCCGGGAAGAACGGAAGATCATATACTGACATTGTTAGATTCATAGTAGAAGAACTTAATGGAAAAACATACCACCACACTGTTAATAGAGGTAATTATTCAGGACTTCTAACTGGAGTTCCTAGTTCTTATAGACGGACAACACAAAATGATCATGCTCCAATGGCAACCGGAATATTATACAAATACTGTGAGAAAATAAAAAATAAGTGGGTATTAGTTAATGATAAGCTAATTAATCACTTTATCAGTCGAGAGCTCGGCAGTTTTATACCAAAGGATGATTTAGATATAATTGGAGACTTACTATAATAAATAATTAAGATATGGCAAACATTAGAGATTTTTATATGAGAGGAAAAGGAGATCCTAAATATAACCCGGATCAAATTGAAGTATACGACGAAATAGAAGCAAGTATAAATCAAGTTAAAATGACCTTATTAACAAATCAAGGAGAAGTACTTGGAGAACCTAATTTTGGAATTGAGGCTGAACGCTATTTGTTTGAATTTGAAGCAGATCCATTTGCATTGTCCGAGTATGCTAATGTTCAGCTTCAAAAATACGTAGGAGAGGCTAGAAGGAGAAAGATACATGCAATCCCGCAGTATATAACGGATGAAAGAGATAGAAAGATATATGTACTTCAAGTTAGTATAGATGGAAGAAGATCGCCATTTGCAGTATTGTATGATTAACACATATATTCCATAAACTAAAGCCATACTACCTCAGTTTTTTGTTTATATAACTAAATAAATAATTAAAAATATACAATAATTATGACCTATATCAGAAAATTTAAAGAATTCATTAGATTAGATGAAGATTATAGTGAACTTGATATATCTAATCCAGATAAATATGGAGAATCAATAGGAATAACTGATAAGTCGTCAGCTAATTATAGTAAGGAAATGGAAAAATTAGCTCTTCCTGAATCCGGACCAATTGGTGACATTGTTAAGTCAGCATGGGCGAATCTTAATGTACCAACTAGAGGTATACCAAAAACAAAAAACGGAAATCTTGGATGCGCGGCAGCAGTCTCAATAATATTTTATAGAGCAACTGGATTACCAATTAGAAAATCTAAAAGTAGAGAAATTGAGCTAGGTACCGCAGGTCTATGGAAAGAATTCACGGTGTCTAATAGTGGAGAATGGACAATGATAACTGATTGGAAAAACGATAGCAAACCTGGAGATATTATATTAACTTCGACAGGTAGGAAAACCGGACATGTAGGCGTTGTAGTAGAAGGAGGAAAAATAATATCAAATAGTTCATCAGGATTTGATGGAGACGAAAAGGGACAAATTGAACTAAACTATACGATTGACAGGTGGAGCTCTATTGCAAAAAATAATCCAGATCAGACTGCTTCGTTTAGATATTCTGGTCCATATTTACAAAAGTTTACATCAATATCTCATAATACCGGAGGATTTAATGATGAAGAAATGATAAAACAGGAAATTGTACTTCCGGAGATTACAATTTATGGTGAAAGACGAAGTACTGACATGCCACAAAGAGTTGAACCTAAACCTACATCACTCCCGACAGAACCACTTAGAAATATATAGAGAAATATGGCATATATAGTTAATTTTAACGAGTGGAACAGTTTACCTACATGTGAGTCATTTGATCGAATATTTGAACAAAGATTAAGGTTACTTCCAGGTTGGGCTAAATTAACAAGAGATGCGATTATTTCAGGTACTCCGGCAACAGACTATAAACTAATTTTGGTTAAATCTACAAAATTTAAGTGTAGTGTGTATATAAAAGGGGATGATTATGATGTGGTAGAAATTCATTTTGATGCATTAGTAATAAACAAACAAGGGAGTAATATGATCGCCGGAGATGGAGGAGGTCAAGTGATGTACGCTAAATCTAGTGAGCCATGGTATCTTTATCATTTGGAACGATTTGACAATAAAAAGTTGGACACGAGCAGTAAAATGTACTGTAAGAACGGAGGAATTATCACTAGTGAAATAAAAAAAGTGTCTAGAAAGAATTTAGTGACTAACCCGACCGGATTACCAGCTGAAATTCAAGGAGACACTTTAAATTGGGCAAAGACTGATAAACAAATCGAAGATCTTACCTGGGGAGGAGATAAGTTTAAGGGTCATCTGTTTGCTTGGATGCATCAAGAAGGAAAAATTGAAGATATTAAAACTTTAATGAATGACGAAATATCTAAGAACACAGGAAAATTTAAGTTAACTATTAAAAACCCTGGGATAAAGGCGGCAGATACTAAGCCCGAATTTGAAAAAGTTGAAGAGTCAAGATTATTTAGTAGAATAAATGAATCTAACACGCAAGTGGCAGTTGCCAAAGGCAAAAAGGAAGATGGCAAAAAGGAAGGTGACAAAGATGTAGATGGCCCGTTTATTATGTGGACAATAATAGATCAGTTCGAAATGGGAAAGGAAGAAAATGAAGAGTCTCCACGCGTTAAAAAATGGATAGATAAGCAGATAGAAGACGGATTATCAATACGTTGTAAATTTAAATTTACAAAGGATGCAAGAGACTTTAATATTTTATATTCCATGGAAAGATTGCTCGATGACGTTGAAGTCACATTCGATACAAAAACTGGTAGACTTAAGGTGTTTATCGATAATATAAAAGCTAAAACTATAGCTGTGAAAAATACTGTTCTAGATTTAAAAGATGATAAAACATATAAATCAGAACTAGAAGAAAGTAGAAAAATGTATAAAATGCTAAATGCTCTAAAGGGCATATATGGAGAACTCAAACAGATTGGTGAAAAACCGGAAAAACAAGTAGAAAAAAGAATAAAGGTTATTTTAAACTCAACACAATTGCCAAATTTAACATCTGCTAAGAAAGAACTAAAAAATAAGCACATTAATAGATTTAAGGAAATATATACCCCGATATATACTGGATATTCTAAATTACGTGATATATTTGGAAAAAATGAGGATGTTAATATATTTGATTGGGCAAGCCCAAACGGCAGAAGAGCACTGTTAGATGTTAGACTTGCATATAAGGAAGAGAAAATA